TTTCAGTTTTTGGTTTTCTTCCTTTTCTTTTTGTTGGGTCAACATTTGGAATCTCTTTTGTCCCAAGCACCATTTCAAGCATTGATGCACTCTTTTCATCCAACGGTGATGACTCCATTAATGGTGTTGTTGAATTGATTTCAAAGGTCATTGGTGGTGCAATGGTGATACTATCATTTGCATTCTCAATCAACTTCCAACCTCCACTTTGCATCCTTACTGGATTCTTGTAAATTGATGGGGGCAGTTTCGCCCTTCTGCCGGTGACCATTGAAATGGCTTCTTTCAATTGAAGTGTTTTGTCTTTATCCATATCTTGCTGACTTTATTGCAAATATACTTTAGAAAATGATGAATTTGTTTTTATGTTTGTATTGATTAGTACCACAAGTCATATGGAAAAGAATAAAAACGATGACAATTTCATTGCTTTATTTTGGGTGATACTGATTTGTACTTTAATCATTTTTTGGGTATGGATTGGCATACACATTTATTGAACTTGACTTTATTTCTTATATGTTTAATATTACAAATAATTGATTCAAATGAGACCAAAGCAAAAAAAGACCGGTAAACTATTGAAGAAAATCAAATCCAAGAAATCCACTTGGGAAGTTTATTCCTACAAAGAGAAAGGAAAAAACTATTTTGGCAACAGACTTGTAAGACAAAATGGTTACATCATTCTTGAGAACAATGGATTTCAAACAATGCAGAGTGCGATCCATAACATTAATGTGATTACAAAGAGTATTTAATTGGTTTGGTCTTGACCCCGTAAGGTCTTGACTTAATCAAGATTCAATTGCTCAAGCAATCTTTCACTTGGTGTGAAGTTTCCATTTGCAATGTTCCTTTCAATGACTTTTTTTGGAACTGCAAAGATTGAAACTGGAATGATTGAATGCCTACAATTATAACCTCCGGCAGTTGAGAAAATTGTTTTTTCGTTTGTGCCATCAATCTTGCCATCCCAGTTTTCATCAGCCCAGTCTTCAATCTCCTTGTAGTAAAAGTATTTGTTGTGTCTTTCACGACAAAATTCCCTTGTGCTTTCTATGGTGTCACCACTATAAAAAAACCACTCTGCATCAATCTTGTCTGCAACTGCTGAAGTGTATGACCTATCAGCTATGGCAAATTGGTCGTGTGCAATCTGCTTTGAATACTGCAACAACTTTCCATCAGTCTTGTCATCACCTTCAACCAGTCCTCTGATTGCCTTAATGGTGTCTTTGAATGATGCACCATTGCTTACTGCAAGTTCCACTTCTTGAGCAATTATTGAACTGAATCTTTGGTCACCTATATTGTCCAAAAGCAATTCACTTGCTGACCTTTTTGAAATCTTTATGAGTTGCTCTTGTAACTTGGTATCAGTAATCTCAAAACCTTTCCTTACTATTTGATTGGTTATGGATGCTTGTTTGTCAAACTCCTTTGCAAATGTTTTCACGGCACTTGTGTAATCACTTCCCAAAAGGATTTGATTGATTGCCTCCTTCAGTTCGGCAGTCAATTCAAGGTTTGTGTTGTTGAACAAGATGTTTCCATCTGCATCAACTTTTAACTGCATAAGAAGTTCAACCACTTCGGGGAACAATTCCTTTTGTGCCTTCTCGACTTGAGAAAGAAATTCATCCGGCACTTCGGTCAGTCTCCTAACCTTGTCAGCAATTAAGTCTCCAATGGATGCCATTTTACCTCACGATCCGACTTGCAACTTGTTGTGTGAATCCAAATACCTCAATCAAAATATTAACCTTCTGTTGTGGTGTTAAGTTCACATCAGTTATGATGCTTTGCAAAGCTTGTGTTCCACCAACACCAAGCACTTCAACAAGCAACCTTTCTTCACTTGCCTTGTCGGGTTGTGACGGTAACTGAAGCAACAATTCCCTTCTTTCATTTGCAGTCATATCCTTCAACAACTCCGGTGTGCCTTTAATTGCCTCAATGGTTGTGTTGGCAACAAGGTCATTAATGATTGACTTGCTATCCAATTCAACAACACCATTGACAACTCCAATGTCTCCAGTTACTTCCTTGGCTTTGGCAATAAGTTGTTCCATCTGAACTTGAAAGTCTTGCTCAAAGAAATTCTCATTCTCCATCATAAGAGCATTAACAAAATTGATTGCAGAATCGTGAAGCACAACTTCCCACTTGTCAACAATCCCCTTGGCAAGTTTCATATTGATTTCATCCAAGGTCATTGTAAGTAGTCGGTCAGTTTGACTAATCAAATTAAATACCTTTTGACCTTGGACATCGGGGTAAAACAAGGTCTGCAAATACTTATAAATTATGGATTGAATTACAAAAGGTGGTTGTTTTGAAATGATTGCCTCATTGATTTGTGCCATATAATCGGACTCCATATAGAAGTCATAATTGACTGGTCTTTTAATTACTGGCTTTCTGTAATTGTCACCATATCGCATCAGTCCAATCATATCAATACACCACTCAAACATATCAAATAACTGAATGCAATTCTGCTTTATTCCGGCAATCAAACTCTTTTGGTCTGAAGCCACTTCAGTTGCAGTAAGATTGCTACCACCTTGAACCTTGTTGTCAGTTTTCTTTAGGTGAAGAATCTCATAAGCCATTGACATACCGTGAGCAATTTCATTGCGTAAGAATGTAGGTGTCTCAACTGATGGACTTGCATAGTACATTGCCTTGTCTGGTGAAATGGTGTCACCTTGGTTTGCTCCCTTTTGTGGCTTAATCAACAAAGTTCCATATGGACTGACTCGATCCTTTGCACCAGTACCATTGCACTCCGGACACATTGACTTTGTGCCATCACTTCTGTAATGATATCCATTGTCACAAACCAATTGTTCTCCATTGTCCCTTATGCTGAATTCACAATATTCACCAACCATCACTCTGAATGGATAAGTGCAAGTTGGTTTAATGCCTCGCAATAATGCACTATCCAAAAGCACTTCATCCAATATGTCAGTAGCATATAGGAATGGACTTTGTTGCATCATTGTTTCATCAATCTGAATGGCAATGCCATCAACTCTTTTTACTGGAAGCTTCCCGGTGTTGTGATTAAACCATTCAACCAATTCAAAAGTGTAGTCAACTTTCTTACCCACTTGGATGGCTTTGTAAATCCATTCTTCATCAAAGATGTAAAACACCAAACCATCATAAACCTCTTTGCCATTGTAATCAACTGGAGACAATTCTTCTGACTCAATTACGCAATACTCCGGAGCATAAGCCAACACCCTTGTTGTGTGATAAAACTTTGTAAATGGTTCAACCAATTGGTCGGGGTCAATGATTTGCTCACCATCCTTTTCAATGACTGGTATGTCATATGGCATAACTGCAACCACACCCATTGCATCCATCATTTTCAAAGGTGGCAAGAATGTGAAAACAAAGTTGTCCAACGATCCGTATTCCGGAAAGTCTTGGTCAATGTATTGTTGTAGTGTTTTGTTTGTGTTCAAGTATTGGTCAGCATCGGTAGTGAATTGGATTGACCAATTGTTTTCGTGATATGCTCTGCCATATGTGTCAACCATATCCTTGAACACTTGAATGGTTGTCTGCTTGTAATTTGCACGGACATAATCTGCCTCCATTGGAGTTTGATTGGGTGCTTGTTTCTCAAACAATGCATAAGGATAAACCCCTTTTTGTGCGTGAACCTTTATTTGATTAAGCCATTTTACTGCTAAAGAATAGCCATCATAATACTCCGGCAAATGGTGTTCTTCAACACTTGCCATTGACCATTGACTTCCAAGCTTTGGTTTGCTCTTTGCAGATGACTTCTTTTTTTCAACCAAAGAGGTCACAAGTTGGTATATGAATTCTGGAGTTAACATCTTAACTTTTTGGTTTTGGTTTGATGGTTGGTCTTGGTCTACCACCTTGACACGGCTTACAAACTTTCATAGTGAGTGATGAATGAATTTCTATGGTTGATATTACTTGAATTGCCAAACAATTCCCTTGTACTTATAGGGAATTCAAATGCTTTCTTCTGTAATCTTTTCCAGTTTCTATACAAAGATGCATAACCTTTGTAATATTTGGATTTAAATTGAACATCTTGCTCAAAATAGTATGAGTAATGGTGATATTTTTGAGGCAATTGCTTAATGCTTTGTTGATTTTTCATCAATGGTGGTTCGTGACTTATGAAGTCTTGACCTTCCCACCACCAAAGTCTTGCATTGAAACCACTACCCCAATCTCCTTTTGCTATCAATTGCCTTCCCTTGTAGTCTTGGCAAAGCATATGGTAAAACTGAAAAGCACCGGCAACACTTTCATCTTTTTCCATCAATGATTCTGCCTTTTCAAAGTCTCCAACATTCCAAATCTCATCAACATCAACTTGCCAAAGCCATCCACTTGGATTGCCTTGAAGCAATTCAATGGCTTTATTAACTTGCTCATCCTTGCTTTTCCAACCATTCTTTCTTGAATGAACAATGATGTTTGAATGTTTCTCCACTAACTCTGCAAGTAACTCCAAAGTGCCATCAGTCGAATTCCTTTGGATATTAATATTGTTACACCACCCAGTTGAACCACCATTGGAACTGAAACCTTCCACAATAATCCACTTGTCAAACGATCCAACCATAAGGTCAATAAACCTTTGATTCAATAAATGGTGTTTCCCATTAAAGATTATGGTGAATGCGTATCTCATTTGATAAAATAAATTTTACTGCCAAATCCTTCTTCTGTTTCAAATACCAAATCAACATCCATTGCCTTGAGCAATTCAACACTTTGATAGTGCTTAATGTGGTTTGTGTCATCCAATGCAAGAAAGAATGGTGCTTGTGCAAGTTTTATTAACTCCTTGAATTCAACCAAACCCATATGACCGGCAGAATCAAGAATGACCAAATCGGGTTGGTAATCCATTTTGCTCAATGCAAATTCAAGCATATTGTCTGCAACCTTAAAGCTGACCTCTTGCTTGTATAAAATTTCCCTATTGTGGTCAAGGTGGTCAACAACTATATTGTCCGGCACATCCCAAGTGAAGTCAGTAGGCAACAATGGTCTTTTGACTGATAAGCCAAGCAAGAAATTGATGGTTGTGTTCTTGTGTCGCTTCCTTGCAATCTCATAAAACCTTGGATTGACCTCAATGGAATATACCATTTCATCACCAATCATTGCATTGGCAATGGCTTTGGTTGTGCCTTCACCCATATAACTGCCAGTCTCAACAATCCTTTTGAGTCTATATGTCTTAATGAGTTCAGTAATTGCAAAGCAGAATTCACCTTTTGCACTCATTCCATTTGGCATAATTTGTTGTGCTATTTGCATCGCATTATTTTTTTAACTTGCTCATATGACTCATTCACAACCATTGTCTCTCCATTTACAAAAGTCAACAAGGTGCATTCAATGTCAGAGTCTTGAATGAATGTTTGATTGAAATACTGGATGTCATTCAAGTTGACCATTGCCTTTGCAGTCCTTTGTGTAGCAACACCAAGGTCTTCAAGCTTTTGGTCATAAATCATTATTGAGAATTCAAACCAAATCATATGTCAACCATTTTTTGCTTAACAAAGTTCTATCACTTTTATGTGGTACTTTGTCTGTTATGTAATAATGTAACTCACCTTTCACACTTGGCAGTCTATCAACAAAGTTAACCAAAGATGAATCTATGCAATGTATTTCTGATGCATTCTCAATTACTTTTCTCCAATCAAAAATCTGATAGTTCTTGCCTTCAATCGGTTTAAAATAAACAATAGTCTTGTCAGAATGAACATCAATGGAACTGCCATAATCACTACCAATATGGACAAGGATGTAATCATTGACAGAATCCAACCCCAAATCAGAATAAAGAGAATTCTCCAACTTGTCATTCCGAAAATAATTAAGATTGCCAGTTGCATATAAAGGTACTGAAGCAATTTCATATTTGAGTTGAACAAACGAATCAAGATTGTTCCTTTTCTTGAGCCATTGCCTATGCACTTCAGTATTATTGATGATTCCAAATGACAAGTCAATGACCTTATCATAAGTAGATGTCTTTGCAATAACTGGCTTGACATAATCCACATAATTGAACAATGAATGATATTGGATTGGAGACAACCATTCAACAATCCACCCCAACTTGTGGTAATGCTCTGCAATGGGTAAGCAAATAATGATGTCACCAACCTTGCCGGGCTGATGAATCAACACCTTTTTCCTTCTATATTTTGACCAATCCTCCACTTGTACTGGCATCACTTGACCTTGCAAACGATCTTGCTCCTTGTAGTTCCTTTTATTTGTGATATGCAAATGATAAGTTTTGATTGACAAGGATGGATTGATTGGTTGAATTCCTTTTTGTGCAAGTTCATAAGCAAAACGATTGTCACAAGCCGGAAGTCCCATTGTGAAATCACACTTTTCCATCAATGGTGGTTTGCCTTTAAATATCCAAGTGTCTTGTGACCACTCATAATTGAAAAGCTTTGCATAGCCATTGGTTTGAACATCCCACCTTGACAAGCATAGTGCTTTGCCATCCATTTCCAGTTCATTGATTTGCTCAATTTCACTTGTAAAATAGACATCAGTATTTGCAATAATGTAATAGTCTGCTTCAAACCGTTGTGCCTCCTTACAGAAGTCTGCATAAGTGGGTCGGTTATACTCTATATTTACCACCTTTTGGTTTGAATAAGGCACTCCAAGGTTAACTATGAGGTCAATGGATGCACAATTAATGTTTGCCTCCATAACCTTCCTTAATTCCCTTTGCCGGTCTGCGAATTTTTGCTCAAAGTAGTGAGTAAAAAGAACAATCCGTTTTTCTCCCTTGGGAAACTTTTGTGATTCAACCCTTATCAAGTTTGTTCCAATGTTTGACCTTGTTGTTTTTGACCTATCATTTTGAACATTTGCAATCTTATCCCCTTTCAGTAGATGGCTTTTGAATATATGCCTCATCCCTTTGGCACTTGCCATCTTTTGCAAGACCTTGTCATAGTATTCCCAGAACATTGGTCGTATGTTGTTCCTATAACCAAAGTATGAAAGCAAGTAATGTGAATAAACAAGTTCGTGTGGTCTGCGTGAACCATCGTTTCCAAACCAAATGGAGTCTTGACCTATGTGTTTAAAGTCTCCTTGCTTGGCAAGAGCAACATTCAAATAAAGTTCATCGGGTTGACCACCACCCCACTTGTTTCTTAACCTTTCCAATGGTATTGGATTGGCAAAAGCTTCATTGAATAGGTCATACAATTCATCAGTCTTGGAACACTTTTTAATGTATTGGATTGAACTTTGTGTTGCCGGAAACCTTGTGTGTTCATCAAAGCCATAGTGTTGCCATATGTCTTCCCGGTATGCCCAAAACATTTGAGGTAAAATGTTTGGTGAGTGGATGTCATAGACTTCGTGAATATAGGTTGAATAATGCACACCACTTTCAATGCACTTTTGAAACAATGGTTCAAGTGACTGCAATGCAATTGCGTCAACATCAAGAAAAAGATTGTGTTCAAATGGAAGGTTTCTCCCTATTTGTGCCTTGAAAAGACCGGGGTCACTTGGCACACTTTCCAACCATTCGATTGAATCAAAAACTGAATGGTCAGTAACTTCCTTTAAAACTTCCCTTGTTGCAATTAAATGAATAGGGATGTTTGATGAATAATGCTTAATGGAAAGTGAGAGGTTATAAGCCATAAACCCATAACCTCTCTTTCCGAAAGCCAAAAGGATTACTCCCTTATCCATTAGGGAAATGGATTAGTTAGAGAATACTCCGGTAGGTGTAGGAATCAAAGAAACCGTTCCTTTGTAAGCATAAGTGATTGCAAAATTTGCCGCTTCTTCATCGGTGTCTGCAATGACTGGTGAACCACTAAATGAAACTTCACCATCCATCCATATTGACTCATCGTCAAAACCATTCTTTGGACAAAGTCTTGCAATGATTCCACTTATTGTGTAACCACTTGTCAAGGTTGTCCAAAAATCCATATTCTGTTGGTTGAATGAATAGTCAGTAATATTACCACTATATGTCACATAAAGAGTTTGTGGCAAACCACAAGCAGTAACCTTTGGTGATTGTGTTACCTCACCACTACCCAAACCCATACGGATATTTTCAACAAGCTTTGCATCACCGGAGGTAATCAAGTTGTTGATTTCAGTTCCATCACTTGGGTCAACAAGAGTAGAAGAACAAAGAATAAATACGGCAGAAGAAATACCGGCTGGTCTCGGTCCCTTACAAGCCAAGGTGCTTACTTCGTGGTCGGTCAAAGTAGCACAATTGTAATTTAAACATCCCATTTTTTTAAGAGATTTTTGGTGTTAAGTTTTTTTTAGTTGAGTTAAGGGATTTATTTTTGTCTCACCCACTTTGACACCTTGTTGCAAATATAATCAATAAATGTGTCTATTGTAAATCTGACCTTTTTCTTTTATTCTAAGTTCAAAGGTTGCAGTTGCCAAACTATAAGTTCCATCACCTTGCCAACTGGGTGAATATTCATCTGCATTGGCAATGTATTCTTTGCCGTTTCCTTGGGTGTCTCCAATCTGCAAGTGGTCGCAGTCAAGTTGTACTGCCATACAATCGTGAAAGGTTTCAGAAGCAAAGTCAGTATGAACCTCCCAATACTTTTCAATTTCAGAATAAACAACTCTTGCATTTCCATTGCCCATCTGTTGAATGGATTTCTGCTTTGGATAAGATGGGTTGATGGATCGAATCAATGCTCGTTGTTGCAACTTGAATCCAGTATTTGCAAATTCAAAACCAAATGAAGGTTGGTCACACCAAGCAACAACCATCTTTGTTTTGTCCCATCCATTCTCATTATAAGAGAGACATTCAGTCTCATATGTTGCTTCAAATGGTTCAATCTTTACAACTGAAATGTTGTCAACGGTAATGTCACCTTCAACAAAGTTTGTTTGAACATAATCAATTGAAGTCTTTTGGAAGTTGGCAACACCTTGTACTGAACCACCATTTAAGGTGTAAGCTTGAGTGTAACTTTGAACACCTATGTCAGATTGGTATGGTGCTGAAGGCAATGCACCAACAAGGTTGAATCTTACTGAAATATTAGGGTCTGAACTACCAATGATTTCCCATTGTGTTTGATAGTTACCAGAAGTGAATAATGGTTGGTAAGTATTTGTTATGATGGGGAATGAACTTACTGCATTTGGTAGGATACAAGCTACATTGTCAATCTCTCCATCAAAGTTTGATGAAGGAGTAAAAACAATATCAACACTTCCACTTTGCCTTGGACTATATTGCTGAAAAAATATGTCGTTACCTTTCCAAGTGTAACTTGTACCATTTGTGGCATTGCCAAGTTTCAAGGTTATTGTTCCGGCAGTCCAATTGCTGACCGTGAACTTGACATAGTATGGGTAACCAGTTGCCGGTAATGGTGGTGTCGGCAAAGTCATTGTTTGGAAAAGTGTTCCGGTGTTTCCCGGTGTATGGACTGCCTTGCCTCCAACAACTGACCAACCAACATTCAATGTCCAAGCACTTCCACTTGAGAAATCACCATTGGTAACATAGTCTGTGAATCCTTGACTGAATGGATAAAACTTGAATTGCAGTTGGTCGGAAATTAAATCATATTGGATTGCTCCATTATTCCTATTCCAATCAGTATAGCCATCAACAAAGTCTCCATTGAAAACCAAGTTGTCACTTTCAATAATACATTGGTCATACAACTTGACATAATAACACCCCGAAGGCAATTCATAGTTTCCAACACTTGCAAAATCAAATTTCAATGTCACATATTGCTCATAATATTCAATGTAATCTGAAACTTCAAATTCAGTACCATTCTCATCAACAATGAAAGCAGTATAATCGTTGCGTAACTCATAGCAACTTGGTTGACTTATGCAACCTACAAAGTCACCAGTTGTGTCAATGTTGATTGTTCCATTGATTGTTGGTGTTGCATAATAGGTGTAAGTTCCATTTGCACTTATTGTGTCAACCAATATGTCTGAAATGTAAAAATCAATTGAACCACCACCATAATTTGTGATTGTTATGGAAGCAGTATAGTAACCATTTGCAATAATATAGTTTGGTGAAGTGTCTTGCAAGTTTGTTGTTTGACCAACTATGTGACAAGCAAAACCATTTTCCAACAACCAACCACCATTAGGATTCCAATAATTATAAGTAATTGGTTCAATTGTTACATTGTCAACCCAACCAGTAAAGTTGTCAAATATGAAGTTAATGCTTTCATCACCGGTGGCATAGAATGGCAACACAACAGAATGTGTTCCGGTGGTGTCAAATGGTGCTGATATGGTCTGCAATGGGTCACCATAAGCAAAGGCAACTTCTACACTTCCACTTGTTCTTGATATTTCAAATGTGATTTTATAAAATGAATTTGCAACCAAAGGAAGTAAACCTTGCTTGAGATTGTTTCCAGTAGAAGCAGACACATTGACCCTAAAGTTTACATTGTCCCAAGTAACACCACTACCTAATATCCATTCAGTTGGATTGGTTGCAAAGTCACCATTAACAACAATGTTAGGGTCAAGAACAAAGTCATCAAACTCCGGGTCAATGACTTCATTGTTGTTGCAAGGAGTCTGATAAAACTGACTCATAAATGTGTCTTCACCATTGAACGGATGGCAATACCTTTCAGTACCACAATTGAAATTGTTTGGTGAGTCTGGATCGGGAAAGAATGGTTGATGCTTATTGCGTATTAGTGGCATTTGATGTTATGAGTTTAATGTTTGCTATTCCATCCCAGTCATTGCGTTTAATGGTGTCAATCCATCCATAACGAATGATTCCATCCTTTTCAAACTGAATTGTCTTGGTTATGTTTTTGGTCAAATTTAACCAATCGGATTGGGGAATTTCTTGTTCAAATTCAAAAAAGTATTTCTTGGTTTGTCTTGTTCCAGTTGCCGGTGTAAGACCTCCACTTGGTGTACCGGTGCATTCAAAGAATGTGTTTTGCCTTATCAATAC